ATCTGATGATACCGGTAACCTAGGTACATATCTGATCTCAAATATTGCTGAATACAGAAAAGACGCAATTGCATTTATCAGTCCTGCTAAATCAGATGTTGTTGATGAAAGCAAAGCTGAAGCTAAACTTGCTAATATAATTGCATTTAAGAATGGATTACCAAGTTCTTCTTACTCAGTAGTTGATTCAGGTTATAAGTATAGATACGACAGATATAACGATGTATATAGATACACTCCACTTAACGGTGATATAGCAGGTCTTGCTTCAAGAGTTGAACCTTTTGAATCTCCAGCCGGTTTCCGTAAAGGTGTTATTAAGAACGTTGTCAAACTTGCCTTTAATCCTAATAAGGCTCAGAGAGATCAACTATATAGCAATGAAGTTAACCCAGTAATGGCTCAATCAGGAAGAGGAGTTGTCCTATTCGGTGATAAGACAGGATTAGGCGGCAACAGTGCTTTTGATAGTATCAATGTTCGAAGATTGTTTATCTCAGTAGAAAAGGCAATTGCCAATGCTGCGGAATCATTCTTGTTTGAATTGAACGACGAGTTTACTCAAGCGCAATTCAAAGGAATCGTTGAACCATTCTTAAGAGACATTCAAGGTAAGCGAGGAATCGTTGATTTCAGAGTTGTTTCTGATACAACAGTTAATACTCCATCAGTAATTGACTCAGGTAAGTTCAGGGCTAATATCTTTATTAAGCCTGCACGTTCAATCAATGTGATTGAGTTAACCTTTGTTGCTACAAGATCGGGTGTTGAGTTCGAAGAAATTGTTGGATCACTAACTTAATAAATAATTTTAAATAAAGGAGAAAAAGAATGGCATTTAATATAAATGAGTTCAAATCCCAGTTGACTGGTGGTGGCGCTCGTAGCAATCTTTTCCAAGTGCAACTTCTTAATCCAGTAGATTCTACAGCCGATTTCAAGGTTCCATTTATGGCAAAGGCTGCTCAGCTACCTGCTAGTACTATTGCGTCAATTGACTCAATTAACTACTTCGGTCGTAACATTAAGTATGCGGGAGCAAGATCATTTGCTGAATGGACAGTAACCATTATTAATGACGAAGATTTCTTGGTCAGAAATTCGCTGGAAGCTTGGATGAATAGTATTGTTTCACACGATACTAACTTGAGTGGATTACCACAGGATTATAAATCAAACGCGTTAATCACGCAGTATAGTAAAAATGGTGAACCATTACGTACTTACAAGTTTGAAGGTTTATTCCCTACTGGTATTGCTGCTCAGGCAATGGATTGGGACACTGATGGGATACAAACATTCGATGTTACGTTTAGCTACGATCTTTGGATGGTAGAGGGTAACACCGGAATTCCTACTAGTTAATTATAATATAGGATGATATTTTGAAAATTTTTGGATTTGATATAAAGAGGGCTGAGGAGGAGACTACATTACCAGTTAGTTTCGCCGAACCCTCTAATGATGATGGAGCGATTACCGTTGGTAATGCTCTTGGTGGTTTTTATAATACGATATTAGATATGGAAGGTTCCGCTAAAACGGAATCCGACCTTATTACCAAATATCGTTCAATGGCAATGCAGCCTGAAATTAGTCAGGCAGTTGATGACGTTGTGAATGAAGCAATTAGTGTTGATACGAATGATAGAGTTGTTGATATCTCGTTAGGAGAAACAGATCTATCAGATAAGATTAAAAAGTCTATCGTAAAGGAATTTGATAATGTACTTGCATTATTTGATTTTACGAATAACTCGTATGACATGTTTCAAAAGTTTTATGTTGATGGAAGATTAAACTATCATATTATAATTGACCCCGAAGATGTTAAGAAGGGTGTAATCGAATTAAGATACGTTGACCCTCGTAAGTTAAAGTTAATACGAGAAGTTGATAAGAAGCAAAAAGATCCTCATTCAGGAATATCTGTTAAGAAGATTAAGAATGAGTATTACATGTATTCAGAATCAGGGTTTCAGAATACAAGTACAGGAGCAAGTGGCAGTAGTACAACTGGAATTAAGATATCAAAGGATTCTATTGCTCGAGTTACTTCGGGATTGATGAATGAGAATAATAGTTTAGTTCTATCTCATTTGCATCCAGCAAGTAAAGCTTTAAACCAGTTAAGAATGTTAGAAGATGCTGTTGTAATTTATACATTAACAAGAGCACCGGAAAGAAGAATTTTTTATATAGATGTAGGTAACTTGCCAAAGAACAAGGCAGAGCAATATCTTAGAGATATGATGGCTCGACATAAGAACAAGTTACAATACAACTCAGAGTCAGGACAAATTACTGATTCGAGAAAAATGTTAACAATGACAGAAGATTTTTGGTTTCCTCGTCGTGGTGGAGAAAGATCAACAGAAGTTGATACTCTCGCAGGAGGTTCTGCACCAGGATTGAGCAGTAACGAAAACTTAGAGTATTTTCAACGAAAATTATTTAAAGCGTTGAAAGTACCCTTATCTCGTTTAGAGCCAGAGGCCATGGCAAGCTTTGGTAGAACATCTGAGATTACTCGAGATGAACTGAAGTTTGGTAAATTTATTAGAAGGATCCGTAATCGCTTTTCTTGGATATTCAGTATGGTACTGGAAAAGCAATTGATACTCAAAGGTATTTTAACACCTGAAGAGTTTAACGAAATTAGAAATGATCTTCGTTACGACTTTGTTAAGGATAATTACTTTGAAGAGTTGAAGGAAGCTGAGATTTTGAGAGAACGATTAAATACTCTCAGAGATATAACTGATTATACAGGCAAGTATTTCTCTCATCAGTGGATTACGACAAACGTGTTACAAATGACCGAAGAACAGGCTTCAGATATGGAACAACAAATATCTGACGAAAAGGCACTTGGCGGACACGAAGAAGATGATTCTTACTGAATATAAATAAAGTATAGAGTAAATTAAATTAGGGACTAAATATGAAAAATTTTAAAGATCTAGTTTCGGAAGTTGCCCAACCAGTGGCTCCAGAAGAAAAACGATTTAAGGATCAACATACGATCGAGGTAATCCCTCATCCTGTTGCGCCTGATCACGTTTTCACTGGAGAGATACCTGGTAAAGGAGAGGCTGCAAGACCAGCCGACCAGAAAGGCGATGAAAACTACGATAAGGCTTATAAAAAGAAAACAGCACAAACACTACCTCAACGCGGTACAGGTGATGGCAAAGATATTGACGATGTAAAGAATGAAGAAAAAGATATCGTTAAGAAATCCATTACTGAAATACTTGGAGTCAATAAAAAGAAAGAAGCCAAGAAAGATGACAGCGAAGATATGGAAGAAGCTGCTGGTTTTTGTTCAGACAAGTGTTGTGGTTCTGATGTTAAAGCTGAAGATTGCGTTTGCGAATCTGATTGTCCACATTGTGACTGTAACGTTGCAGAGAGTACAATAAAGGCAGAAAAGAAACCTGCTGCGAAAGCAACAACTAAAGAAGATAAAGTTGATGCAAAAGGTAACAAGGATTCTTTAGAACCTGAAGCCAAAACAATTAAAAAGCCAAAGCCATCTCCAACGCAAGTTACTATCAAAGACAGTAATGGCAAAACTCTATCAATGACATTTAAAGAAATGTTAGATAAGGTTTCTACAGAGGAAGAATTGCTTGAGAGTCCCCAGCAAGAAATTCCAATGATGATGAAACAATTACACTTCATTACTTATGCTTCTGAAGAGATTGGAGATTACCTTAAAACTGAAGGACAAGATCCTGAAGAATGGTGGCAGAATAAATTAGCTGAAGTATTCGGTAATGTTAAATCATTATATGCTTACGCTAAAGGCGATCAAATGGTTAATGGTAAACCTCTATCAGCTGCAAAGATGTATAAAGCGTCAAAGCAATACGAATCAATTGAAGTAGGATCATTTGAATTACAAAACGAAACAGTAATGGAAGTATCAGAAGAAGATGCAACTGTTTTAAATAAAATGTTCAGTGAATTAACAGAAACAAATACAAAAGAAATGTATAGTGTATTGGTTGCTGATGAAGCAGGCTACAACGAAATCCTCGAATTTGCGAAGGACAACGTATAATGCCAAGTATAATTAAAGTTAAAGGTACTGAAGCTGGTGTAACAACCGCTGATAATATTGGTTCAGCAACTCTCGTCAGATTGTTTAACGCAACTGCTGCAGGTATTCTTATTACTCATAAGAATGTTGGCGGAGATGTTCTTGGTACATTTACTGCTGGTTCTGGTCAATCGTTTGTTAAGAAAGATTCAACAGATACCTTAACCGCTGCCA